ATGCATGACGGAGTTAAAGACACCAACGGCAGCAACAACACCAGCCGCCAGATTCTGAAGAGTATCGTGATCAATGTCGATTGCATAGCCAAGTCCCTTTGCAATGCCCAAAGCTGCGGCAAAGAAAGCCACCAGTGCATTGAGCAAGACTGTTCTGTTCTTCCATGTCTCAGCATTTGCCAGTTCTTTGCCCTGCCGAAAAGCCGTTATGATGTCTGTGATCAACATTACAAACTCCCGTATAAATCGGATTCTTTTTTGCGTCTGTTGTATAGCCCAGGCACTGTTTCGCCGTTGCTTACATCCCAACGCAGAAATGCTTGCTGTGCACCAGCAAAATCACGATTATTGTGATCTGCCAGCACTGTTGAATGCTGGAAGTTCCCCATACCAATGTTGTACGTCAATGACACCAATGCATCAAATTGATTTTGAGTGGGAATAACCGTACACACTCGATTTAGGAAATTTTCAATCGGCACCAATAATTCTTGTGCCAACCTTGCATCGGCTTCTTCTTGGGTGATCGTGTCACCTTCCTTCACGCCTTGAGTAAATCCATATCCAATCGTCCACACACCACCAACATCCTGATATGCATCAGGACGAAACCCTTCAAATTCCTTGATGAGATCAATGCCTTGTGGAGAAGTTTTCATTTACCAGAGTTGAATAAATGAGTGAAGTATCCAATTGCAGATGAAACAGCAGAGACGATGGCCATACCAGCCCAGAACCCACCTTTACCTTGATTGGCAAGACCAATCAATGTATCTAGTTGGTCTTCCATTTTGTTCATCTTTTTGCTCATGTCATCAAATCTGCGCTCATAGTCTTGGACTTTTTGCCAAAGAACGCCATATTTGACTGGATCAATTTCGACTTGCATGTCAATCAAAGCCTCTCAATGTCTTGGCCAACACCTTGCGTTTCTTCATCTTCGTGGTATCCGATTCCTTGACCTTCAATTTGGAAGCAGGAATGTTCTTGCCCTCGGGGACATGAAGCGCCTTCTTCAAAGCACCAGGTTTTGAGATTGCCTTACTGATCCACTTTTCAGCCATTTTGAGGCTCCTGTTCAGGTTGTGAAACTTGTGGGGGAACTGCGGGAGGCTTGGCGGCTTCCTTCAACCCATCAATCAGTTGATACACCTCTTGATAGGGCTTGAGTGCCAGATACCCGATGATTTGATTTGCCAGTTCCAATGAAATGTGCAGTTCCATGAATTTTCCTTTTATTAACGCAACTCAATCCAGCTAGATGTTGAAGAAAGATTGCCAGTGAATGAATAAGTAGCACCAATTGGCACTACAAACTGATAGTTAAATGAGTTATTGATAGCGCTGTATGTGCAGATGGTTACCCCGCCAACAGTGATATTTATACCCGACAACATATTTCCGTTGATGGCAACCATGATTGGTTTGCCCGTTGAATTGGTGTATGTTGTGCCAGATGTGCGGCTACTTGATACATCAGTCCAAGTTTGCCCAACACCTAAACTTACTGGCGCAGATGATGTCCAAGCCGATCCATTACTTGTCAACACGTTTCCACTTGTGCCGGGACTGGTCAATCCAGTACCGCCCAACGATGCGCCAAGTGTTGATGTCAATGTTCCAGCAGATGCTACAGACTGACTTCCAATATTGGATGACGTGATAAATGAGCCGCCGGATGCAGGGGCAGAAGCCAAAGAAGCAGTGCCCGAAATACTGATGCCCCAAGTGCCTGTGGCGTTCGTACCATTTGTCGATGGAGCACCAATCGTGTTGTAGGAAATCGTGTATCCAGTCGATCCATTGAACGATGTTCCTGATGCTCCACCAGCGCCACCATTGTTAAATGTGAGTGAGTTTGTGGTTGTACCGCCAGCAGTTGCCCAAACAAATGAAGTTCCATTCCATTGGAGATATGTACTTGCTACTGTTGGGGCAGTAATGAAAGATGAAGTGTTTGCAGCCGTGTTGTACTGAATCTGATTGGCTGCACCACCCGCTTGATTTGTTGCAGTAGTCGCTGTTGCTGCATTACCAGAAATTCCGATGCCCCATGTGCCACTTGCATTTGTTCCAGTAGTAGAAGGGGCACCAATCGTGTTGTAGCTGATTGTGAGAGCTGAACTACCATTAAATGTTGATCCAGATGCAGCGCCAGAACCACTGTTATTGAAAGTGGCTGAATTCGTTACTGAGCTTGCTGTTGTTGCACTTGCAGCAGTGCCTGAAATACTGATGCCCCATGTACCAGTAGCATTCGTGCCCGTGGTTGAGGGGGCACCTACTGTGTTGTAAGAAATGGTGACTGCTGAACTTCCATTAAATGATGCAGGAGAGGCTGCTCCAGCACCGCCATTGTTAATGGTCAATGAACTTGCTGTACCACCACCAATAGTTGCCCAAGTAAAAGCACTTCCATTCCATTGAAGATAGGTGCTTGCTACAGTTGGAGCTGTGATAAATGATGTAGTTCCAGCAGCAGTCTGATATGCAATCTGATTGGTTGTGCCACTCAAAATGTTTGTTGCATTTGTTGCATTTGTAACTGCCGTAGTGCCAATTGCCGTGACAATTTGAGATGCTGTTGCAGCCGTAAATGGACTCGTTCCATTTCCATATGCCAACCCTGTCAGGCTTGCCACTCCAAGCCCACCATTAGTTGGATTCAATATGCCAGCAACTGTCACAACACCATTGGTGGCTGTGCTTGGTGTCAGTCCAGTTGACCCAAAAGAGATGGATGACACATTGTTGGTGGATGCTTTTGAAGCAATGGTCTGAACAGTGCCTGTGTTGTCCTTGTAGAACAAAATTCCATCAGTAATGTTGATGGCAAGTTCACCGTTTTTCAGATTTGCAGCCGTGGGCACATTACTTGCCGTAGAGCTGTAATACAACTCTATTGGCGTATATCCTGTTTGTGGCATAGATTACCTCTTGGTTTGTCAAGTATTAGATATGATTTCAGCCTTTTTTTCAACCGCACACAGTTCATTCAAAGCGCCAAAAACCACTTCAGGATCAACGAATTTACTCGGATCATGATCCACAAATTCCCACCATAAAAACTGATTCTTGGCGAGATTGTCCCGACTCTTGAGCAAATTGATGTTTTCAGGATGTCCGTAGATCACTGGATCAGACACTGACCACAAAACAATCCCTTTTTTCCCTTCATCCCAAGCCAAATGTTGAAGGAAACTATCGCAAGAAATCCATGCATCACACTCATGGATCAATGCTCGAAGGTCTTTCAAAGGCAGGTTTTTTCGGAAATCAGGCATCAATTGTTCTTCACCTTCAATTCCAACCTGAATAACCTCAGTACCTGATGGCAACATTTCCAAAAATTCCCTCCAAAATGGGTAATTCTTGGGGTTTACCTTCCCATTGATCAGTTTTTTAGAGTACGGAGAGATGATGATCATGTGTACATCTTCCTGTAAGCATTCTCAAGGCTGTCTTTCCACTGCCATGAGTCCATTTTTCCGTAAATGTTGTAGTGATCAATGTTGCCAAACAGATTCTTTGCTTCTGCAATTGACCTTCCAGGCACGATTTCAGGGTAACAAGTGAACACTTCTGGATTTTTGACATCAGGCAAAACCTTGCTGAACACCACATGGTCACCCATCCCAGCGTTCAAAATCACAATTGTCTTGTCCTTTAATCCAACAAGATTCAAAAAAATGCGCTCATCATGCTCAAACATCTCTTTCTTGTTTTCACTTCTGATCCCACCATGAGGGTTCTTCATGTGCCAAGACACAGCATCTGGCACAACCAAAATCTCATATCCCTTGCAATGTAAACCATATGTAAAGAGAGTTTCTTCCCTATGGGCTACCCGTGAAAGACCAAGGTGGTAGTCATGAACTCCAGCCCGATACAAAAATGAACAATGTAGATGTTCAACCTGTTGTTTTTCTGCAATATATCCCCACTGAACATTTTGCTCAGAGAAGATGTTTTCCAGCCTTCCAGTCGCTTTTACAGGCTCACGTTGAGGTGGGGTTAGGATTGACCCGCCAACGGCTCCTACAGTTCTTCCCGTGTACAGAAACAGGTTTTGCAACACATTAGGCTCAGGGATACAGTCATCATCCACTCTCCATACCCATTCATAGCCTTTGTTGTTGGCCATCTGGTGAATGTAATGCTGACCTTTTTTTGGCGCAAAAATCACTTCCCACTTCAAACCCTTGATGTCCAACATTTGAAAAATGTTTGAGTAAAGATAGTTTTTGCGCAAATCTTGAGGCTCATCGTTGTCATCAAAAATGATCAACTTGTCTGGCAACTTTGTCTGATTTGCTATGGCTTGCAAGACCATAGGTAAAGTGCTGTCGTATCGACCCCTTGTAGCCACAGAACAAAGAATCTTATTCATTGTCACACCAGCAGATCATCAAATTGCAAATGTTGTTTACCCCAATCTCTTGGGGCTGATCTGTGATCACGCCGTGTTCGTTGATGTAGTTGAATTGAAACCCAGGAAAATGGCGTTCATTCAGCCCATGCAGTTTGTGATGCTCACCCCAGAATCCCTTGGGTTCGTTCCATGGGACAGTGATTAGCAATCGTTTGCAATGCTTCTTTAAACGCTCGACCAGTTCCAACCCATTGTCTAGGTGTTCAATCACTTCAAAAGCGATGATGGTGTCGTACTGATCCAGCGGGTAGGTGTTGATGTCTGCATTGACAAACTCACCGCCCCAATTTTGTTCTTTGGCTACATCAATGATGATGGGGTCATAGTCCAACCCTGTGTAGTCAATGTCAGGTAAAAATTGACGCCCATAACCAGTAGAGCAACCAATCTCAAGCACTTTGTTGCCAAGTAGGTGATCAGCGGCCCATTTATATCGAAAAGTCTCTCTCGGAAAAACATAATCATTTTTTAGGAAAACTGCCCGTTCGTAATTGTTGGACAGTTTGATTCGCAACCAATCTGGATTGTAGATTGCCGCCAATTTCAATTGACTGTGCAGAAACTTTTTATCCCAATCTTTAACCAATGTTGGATCATTCATTGTGCCTTCAGCAACATGGTAAATCGGGAAATCACCACGATAGCCAACGTCATCAATGTAAAACCCTGCTTCCCTAGCCCTGACGCAAAAATCAATATCTTCACATCCACCTGTGCCGAATCGCTCGTCTAGCAACCCAATGTCATCAAACACACGCTGATGAATCATCACACAGAAAAACACGGCAAAGTCTTGATGAACAATGTCTGACCGTTGCATCAATACACATGAAATGTCATCCGTGTCTAGCCGTTCTAACCATGCGTTTTTCTGTTGTTCAAGCAATAGCGTATCGTTGTTCAACAAAACGATTTTGTTGGTCTTGGCTGCTTTGATTCCTTCATTACACGCTTTGGAAAATCCAATTGCCTGGTCATTCCAAACCACAGTCAAATTTG